TGAAGGCAGTAAAAAGTCTCTTTATATGAAGGGGATTTTTATCCAGGGCGGGGTAAAGAACGCTAATGAGCGTATTTACCCTGTTTCCGAAATTGAAACTGCTGTACAAACTCTAAACGAGCAGATTGCTACTGGTCATTCCGTATTAGGAGAAGTTGACCATCCAGATGATTTAAAGATTAACTTAGACCGTGTATCACATATGATTACTAGTATGTGGATGGACGGAGCTAACGGCTTCGGCAAATTAAAGATTTTACCGACTCCAATGGGGCAATTAGTTGCTACTATGTTGGATTCGGGTGTTAAACTAGGCGTATCTAGTCGTGGTAGCGGAAACGTGAATGACTATGATGGCAAAGTGAGTGACTTTGAAATAGTCACTGTGGATATTGTTGCCCAACCAAGCGCACCCAATGCGTACCCTAAAGCAATTTATGAAGGCATGATGAATATGAAGCATGGTCATAAGTTGTTGGATATTGCAAAAGACGTTCAAGGCGACAAAAAAGTAGAGAAGTACTTGCGTGAGGAAGTAATGCGCCTCATCAAGGATCTCAAAATCAAATAAAGGGGAAACAGCATGTTTGATGCTATCAAGCCATTACTTGAAAGTGGACTTATCAATGATGATATCGGTGCTCAGTTAAATGAAGCATGGGAATCAAAGTTGATGGAAGCCCGCGAACAAGTTCGTGCAGAACTCCGCGAGGAATTCGCACAACGTTATGAACATGACAGAATCGTGATGGTTGAAGCCCTTGACAAGATGGTTACAGACAGCTTATCAGAAGAAATTGAAGAATTTCGCTCTGAGAAGGCTGCAATGAACGAAGACCGCGTAAAAGCACAACAAAAATTACATGAATCAGCAACAAAATTCAATAACTTCATGGTTACTAAACTAGCCGAAGAAATTAAAGAATTGCGTTCTGACCGTATAATTGCTAAAGAAAGTCAGCAAAAGTTAGAGCAATTTATTGTTCATGCTTTAGCCCGCGAAATTAAAGAATTCGCTACAGACAAACAAGCAGTTGTTGAAGCTAAGGTTAAGTTAGTTGCAGAAGGTCGTAAACAATTAGAAGCATTGAAGTCACGCTTTGTGGCTGAAAGTGCTAAGAAATTGTCTGCCGCTGTAGCAGGTCAGTTAAAGGGTGAAATGAGCCAGTTGAAAGAAGATATTAAGGTTGCTAAAGAAAATAACTTTGGTCGTCGTATATTTGAATCTTTTGCTAGCGAGTTTAGTGTTACTCACTTAAGTGAGAAGCAAGAGACACGCAAGCTAATGCAAGCATTAGCTGAAAAAGAGCAACAACTAGCCGAATCACAAAAAGAAATCGACAATACTAAGAAATTAGTAGAGTCAAAAGAACGTGAAGTACGCATTATCAAAGAATCTAATCAACGTGAAAAGTTGATGGGTGATTTGCTTGGATCTTTAAACGAAGAAAAAGCAAAGACAATGCAAAGCTTACTAGAAAGTGTGCAAACAAGTAAATTGCAAGCTACTTTCGACAAGTATCTACCAGCAGTTTTGAATACTGGCGCTGATAAGAAACCTGTTAAACAGGCTATTACAGAATCACGTATTTCAGAAGTAACTGGTGATAAATCTGCCAAACAAGAAGTTGAAGTCGTAGATAACAATAATGTTATTGACCTCAAGCGTCTGGCAGGGCTTTAATTAAAAAGACATAGATTAGGAGAAATATAAATGTCAAAAGTTCTATTAGAAAGCCGTTGGGACGAGACCAAGGAAGCTCTGTTAGAAGGCTTAAAGGGCACTCGCCGCTCAACTATGGGTGTTATCTTAGAAAATACTAAGAAACAACTACTTGCTGAATCTTCAGCAGGTACAACAACATCTGGTAACATCGCTACATTAAACCGTGTGATTCTTCCAGTTATCCGTCGTGTTATGCCAACAGTTATCGCTAACGAGTTGGTTGGTGTTCAACCAATGACTGGCCCAGTTGGTCAGATCCATACACTACGTGTTCGTTATGCACAAAACTTAGTGGACAACTCTGCTGCCGCAACTAGCGTTACTGCTGGTCAAGAAGCATTGAGCCCATTCACTATTGCTCAAGCATATTCACGTCAGCCATCTAACGATGCAACTGCAACAGGTTACACTGGTAACAACACTGCGGCTCTTGAAGGTAACGGCGGTCGTCAGATCAGCGTTCAAATCTTGCGTCAAGCTGTTGAAGCTAAGTCACGTAAGTTGCAAGCACGTTGGACATTTGAAGCGGCTCAAGACGCTCAAAGCCAACATGGTATCGACGTAGAAGCAGAAATCATGGCAGCTTTGGCTCAAGAGATTACTGCTGAAATTGACCAAGAGATTCTATTGTCTCTACGTACTTTAGCTACAACTGAGTACACATACAACCAAGCTACTGTATCTGGTACAGCTACTTATGTTGGTGACGAACACGCTGCCCTAGCTGTTCTAATCAACCGTGTTGCTAACTTGATTGCACAACGCACACGTCGTGGTGCTGGTAACTGGGCTGTTGTTTCTAGCGCCGCATTGACAGTATTGCAATCTGCAACTACTTCTGCTTTCGCTCGTACAACAGAAGGTACTTTCGAAGCTCCAACTAACACTAAGTTCGTTGGTACATTGAACGGTGCAATGAGAGTTTTCGTTGACTCTTATGCTCCAGACACAACACCAGTATTGGTTGGTTACAAAGGTTCTTCAGAGACTGATGCAGCCGCATTCTATTGCCCATACATTCCATTGATGAGCAGTGGTGTTGTTCTAGATCCATCAACATTCGAACCAGTAGTGTCATTTATGACTCGTTATGGTTACATCGAATTAACTAACACTGCATCATCTTTCGGTAATGCGGCTGATTACGTTGGTGAGATTGCAGTTCAAAATCTTACATTCCAATAAATCGGAATCAAACTTACAAC